TTATTTAAATCTGCTTTTTCAAACTCTGTCATTTCTTTGACCTCGCATGTGCAATCGCCACGTTTTTGTCACGAGTGATTATAACAACCTTTCCTTGTTTGTCATATACAATGTATTTTCCACGCCGCTCGATTAATATCACCGTTCAATTTTTATACACACCACTTTAGAATTTTGGTTAGTTACCAATACTTTAGCTTCTTTTTGTGAAACTTTACAGGCTTCTTCACTAGAGTAACTACCTACGTGGTAATGGTCAAAGCTGCCACTAATTACCTGTAACCAGAGCAATACCCACATCTACCACCTACCTTGCCACTTACCTAAATAGTAAAAGATAACAAACAAGATACCTCCACTCACTACGAATATTGCAGCGCCAATTGCAAAATTTATCATGGCGTCTATCTGTTCTTGTTTTCTGTATAGCTCTTGTTTTCTTTTTCGACGCATATCTGCTTCTATTTGCAGGACTTCTTTCCAAGCACTCGGCCCATAGTTCCATGAGATATGATCCTTGATCTCTGCTCTCATCTGTTCCATTTTCTTTTTATTTGCAAAAATTTCTAAAGCAGTTTCTTCGTCCGATCCCTTGAATGTTTTCTTCCAAAACGGAGGGTTCTTTTCTCTTTCTTCTAAGTTACTAAAGTCAGAGAAAGCCTTGCCCCACTGGGACAAAGTTCCTGTCATGTCTTGAAGATCCTTGCCCGTGCTTATAGCAGCTTTCAGCGTTTTATACGCCCCTGTCGCTAATGCAACGCAAGATACGGGATCCATTATCCCCTCCGTTGCGCCGCCTGACGCTGCACGTCAATGCGTTCACGATTTACATCATTACGATTCTGGGCAATCTCTTCTTGACTCTCCATACGAGCAGCATCTGTGGCGGCACGTTGCTGCATTTTCTGTAACTCAATCAGCAACTGACCTTGATCGTCTTCTTTCTTACGCTGTAAGTCTTCCTGTTTCAGTGCAAGCTCTTGCATACGGATCTGAACCAAAGGATCATCCATAGGGCTGTTACCCGTTGGCAACAGTCCAGGTAAAACTTCAGCCATGAGTTTTTCCATTTGCAATGAAATCAACGACTCCATCTGCGCCGGATCCTGCATATCTTGCTGCACTTGCATGATCTGCTGCTGTGCAGCCTGCGGATCTATAGCTCCACTTTGCGCTGCAAGTTCTGCTTGAGAGATTATGCTTTGTATCTCTTGCATGACCATATTTCTCGCTTTCTGAGAAACGTGTTCCATGATATGTGAGTAGAACGTACCCATAACTTGTGGCGAAGTCATGACAAGTGGTGTCTTCATAAACGCCATGTGTATACGGATGTGTATATCGTGATCTTGCTCTGGGAACGTATTCAAGATCTCGCCCATCAACGCACGGGCATTCTCAATGGCGGGGTCAAGTGGCTTCGGCTGCGGAGGTGGGGGTAGTATCTCGTCGATATTCTGGACTTCGAGCGCCTGATACATCCTACGATATGCCGAGTGCAGATTGTGCAACTGAGGGTTAGATTGCGCAAGCTGCAACTGAGTCTGAGCCAACGTAACACGCTGCGCCATTGAGAATATATTCGGATCGCTGACAGGAATGACATCCACGCGATTGTCAAAGTCTTCCGCCTTGATCATACGATTACCACCCTCAACATCATACGGGTACTCTGGGGGCAAGTTATCTTTGAAGATCCGTGCTAATACACGAAACTCCTGACGTTGCGAATAGTGTAACCTTTTGTGTATCGCTGACATAACTTTCATGCCGCGCTCTAGCATAGCCACTGTAGTGCCCACAGGAGCCGCTGTGTTGCCATCCCCCGTTTGTTGGTCTGCTAGTGAAACAAAACGTCTTCCGCCCTCTATGAGTGCTCCTAGAAGCTGTGCGAGGGTTCCTGATGGTTCTTTGTACGGCAGCGGTATAATCGCATCCCGTATGTTGCCACCCGGTGCATCTATGTCCCGCCACTCACCCGGTTGTAACGGCTCGTCATCATTGCGAACCCTTACGCCCCTAGCCTTGAATCCTGCCGGGAGATTAGCAAGTGTACCCGCATCGATCAGTTGTCGAAGGATACTCGTTGCCGCACGACCAAGACCACCAATCATGTGAATCAGACCAAAGCCATAAAAGCCCAGACCTGGCATAAACTTGTAGTGTACGAAGTATTGTATCTTTTTTGCTAACCCTGTGCCCTCTTCAAAGTTACGACGTATACCTAAAATCTTTCCAGATCCTTCATCAATCGTAACAATGTAAGGAAGTGCTATTCCTGTTGGCTCTCCGTTTGGAGACATATCCTCAAAACCCTCAAGGTCTAGATCGACATGCATCTCCAAAATAGTGAATACTTCGTCTGTGTATGTTTTAGATGTGCCTTGTATCTCGTCTATCTTCTGACGAACCTCGTCTTCACCCTCTTCATACTTGCTTAGTTCTACATCCCTGTAGAACCCTGCGATTTGCATCTTACGAACTTCATTCGCATCCATGCGAAGAACATGCGTAACACGAGAAGCAGTCGCCAGATCCGATGCAGCATAAGGTACAACCAGATCCTGCGCCGGAACGAATTTAGATACAGCCCTTTGTTTCGCTTCGTCAAAATATACTTTCTTAAATGTAGAACCAGATAGCGGTAAATAGAATAGCAACTGATCCATGTCTGGATCAAACTCTTCCATGACCTCCATAATCTGGTAGTTCATGAAGTTTTTTACACGACTGGCTTGTTCTTCTCTTTCTGCGTCTTGTAAACCCAAGACTTGTGTTTTTACTGGACCACCAGATGGTAATAGTTCTTTGTAAGCTTGTGCTTGAAACTGTGTGACACTCTCTGCAATTAGCGGGTGCGTGACCCCAGAAGCGCCTTCAAACGGCTGACTACGCTCTTCATGCTTGACACCAAGCTGATCCAAGCCTTTTGTATAAGTCTCTTCCCACTCAGAACGAGACTCCAAATCATCTTCGTAAGACCCTCTAAGATCCGACGAAATTTCTCCAAGATACCCATCATCTAATAACTCCGCTAAGTTAGCATTATGTGGAACCTGTGGTTCTTGCTGTGCGCCCACAAGAGCTTCTGCCAAAGCTTGCACAATCGCGCCACCTTGTCCATCAGGTATAACTTCTGCCCCTCCATCAAAGGTTTCAGGCTGTGGTACTGACACATTTACCGATGCATCTGTCGGTAACATGTCTTCAGGTTTTATTCCTGTATCTACAATCGGTGGCAATGCCATTAGTAATACTCCCGTTTAGGACGGTACTCGTCGTGTTCATCGTTTTCTCCTTGCAGAGATATAAACCCGCCCTGCCGAAAACGCATTAATGCTAACGTCATACTATCACAAAAGTCATCATGATCGCCATTAGGAAATGAAACTACTTCTTCTATAACTTCGTCAGCAAATTTTTTGTCTATTGGTGCCCATACTACACCTGCTTCGAACAATGGTGCAACCATGTGCATTCTGGTTATTTTATCCTTACCTTTGCCAGGTGAAAAGCCAAGTGCCGGAATACCGCGTAGCCGCAACTCGTCAATGAGCGGTGTACCCGTCGCTTTCGCTTCGACCACAACCATGTCTGGCTCCCAGTATTCGTGTTCTTCATACGCCACCTCTTTAAGTTCAGGAAAATTCCACCGCCCTCGCCGTGCGTCCATCAAAATCAGATTATCTGCCCCACCTTCGTCTGGTTCAAACACGCCCCATGTCGTAATCGCGCTGTAATCGGCGGATTCTTTCTTGGAAAACGCCGTATCGTAGGACTGTATGATGTATTTTACAGGGGGAATCTCTTCTTTTTCCCACGGTTGCCACCAATCCCGCTTGATAATCGCAGAATCAGAACTTGTTGGCGTTTGTTGCCACTGTGCGTTCCATTTTTGTACAGGCAACGACGCTTTGATAGACAACAATGCATCTTTTTCCCAGAACTCAGGCCACAATGGTTCGTCTGACGGCATAATTGCAGGAAATTCCACCACTTCCCACTGATCTGCCATGACATCACCGCCCTGTGCAGCCATTAAACGGCCTGTCAAGTCCTTTTTTCCCCATCTTGTCATAACAATTATGATCGCACCGCCCGGTTGGAGACGCTGACGGGGACCAGAAGTGTACCATTCATACGCATTGTCGAATGCGCTCTCGCTCAGAGCGTCCTGTTCCGAGTGAGGGTCGTCAATGACAAACAAGTCCGCACCACGACCAGTAACCGCAGCCCCAACACCTGCCGCAAAATACTCACCACCTTTGTCCGTTTGCCATTTTCCCGCTCCCTTGTTGTCTTCTTTCAGATTAGTATCAGGAAAGATGTCTTTATATTGTGGATCGTCTATAAGATCTCGAACCTTGCGTCCAAAACGTACCGCTAGTTCCGTATTGTGCGTGGCCTGAATAATTTTGAGCTTCGGATTCCGTCCCAAAAACCATGCAGGCATCAGGAAACTTGCAAATTCAGACTTAGAATGACGCGGTGGCATGTTGATAATCAGCCGTTTGAGCTTTCCTTGCGCCACTTGTTCCAGTTTTTCTGCAATAATCCTGTGATGTCGCCCTTCAATGAAGTTTTCATACACATGATGAGCAAACGGCATGAACTTGTTCGAGGCTTGTTCCCTCAAATCAAGCCGTTTCTTGGCCTCTGTTAAAGCCAGAATCTCCTTTAAGGCTTCTTCTGGTAAGGTTTGTAAGTTCATGCGCTACGTGTTGTTGGTCTCACCCGACGTGTTGAGGTTACAGTTTTACGACGTTGACCTGGACTTGCCCGTCCAACATTACCCGCCAATCCTGTGTAAGCTCTTGTTCCCGCTCCCGCTCGTTGACGAGCCGAAGAAACCGTTTTCTGACACATCGGACCACTTGCTGTTTGGATCATCGTATACCCTTCAGGACACTCAGTAATCGTGTTTCCATCCTTATCTGTTGTGGTAATCGGTGGAACCAAGACATCCATTGGTTCTTCAACTTCGTCCTCAACATCCTCTTCTTCTAACTCAACAATATCTTCTGGAGGCTGATCAGTTGTAATCAACGTAGTAACATTAGTATCCGTGGTAGTGTCTACATCGGTTTTCGTGTCGTCCGTTGTGTCATCTGTCGTATCGTCTGTTGTGTCATCTGTCGTATCGTCCGTTGTGTCATCTGTCGTATCGTCCGCTATTTCAACCTCAGTGTTCTCAAGTGTCTCTGCTTCGGCTGTTGTATCGTCCGTTGTGTCATCTGTCGTATCGTCCGCTATTTCGACTTCCGTTGTGTCATCCAAGCCCAATTCTAATTGCTGATCGTTGTCAGTGTCATCTGCTACTTCAACAACCTCTGCTACGTCAGTATCTGTATTTAAATTCGCCCCTTCAGTCGCTGCCTCCTCACGTAAAGTAGTTGTTTGGTCATCAATAGCTGTTGTTGTCTCATCAAATACTTGAATCGCATTATCAAGATCCTCGTTAGCATCAACCTCTGCTTGAGCACCTGTATTATTATTAATCAAGGTAGTAGTTCCATTCGCGTTAGGAATAACCTGAATGTTACTTCCACCGCCAATACCTGTGGCCTCATCGATTAGTGCATTCGATGTAGGTGCAGCGGGGATGTCTACTGGAATAGTCTCAGAACCAACTTTTCTAACTCCTGCATTTGCAATCATCTGTCCTAGTTCATCCATTGTAAGACCTGTTGATCCCTGTAAATTTTTCAGAACATTCTGATCTACACCACCTGTTGTAGCAACTAAGTCGTTAATGATCTCCTGTGCAGCCATTGCTTCCATGGCTGTTGCACCGCTTACATCCCCGACATTACTAATTCCGGCCTCTGCCATTGACTCTGCGGCTTCTTCATATGCTGACTGTACATTTGGAGGACTTTGCGCAGGCTGACCCACTGTTGCGCCTGTTGGGACAAAGGTGTTTGGATCAACTGTTTTGCCCATGTCTAATGAAGAAGCAACATTTGGAGTCGAACTTACACCTTGACCAATCGTGCCTTGAACCATTTGAGCCGGAACGCCCATACTTAAATCTGTATTCAAACCTGTGCCTACATTAAACGCCAAGTTCGTACCAACCTGCTCTCCGCCCTCGGTCAAACCGCCAGAGATTCCTGCGCCACCAAGTTTAAATGGAGCCTGAACAACCGCAGGCGCTTTACCAAGTACACCTGGGATTCCTGTGTAACCAAGCCCAAGAGCTAGAGCCGCGTCCCCCGCACCCGCAATCGGACCTGCTGTAACCAAGGAAATCTCAGTTGCGGCATCTCGCATCGCTTGCTCCGCTAATGCAGTATCGCCACCGTACTTCTTATCCGCCAGTGCCTGCACATCTACCGTGCCATCTGAGATAGCCTGCGAGATTCTATCCTGTGCTTCCGTATTTGAGCTTGCCGCACCTTCCGCTGCGGATGATGCAAACACTAACCCTAATCCTTTTTTCGCCAAGCCGCCTAATAAAACATCACCAACAACGTCATAAAGATCCTCACCGCCTCGAACAATCAACGCAGGGATATCCGTGGTAATCGGCTCACCACTTACAGACTTAACATTTCCTGTGAAAATATCTTTAAAAGTAGTATTTGGATCCGCTGTCGCGTATTTCTCAACACGTTCTTGCATCTGTGGCGACATTAAGTCTCCAACCTGATCTCCATAGCCTGTAATCGTAGAAACAGCGGGAGCTAAAAAGTCGGATACAGTTGTAACCTGATTTGCAGCAGCAGCTTGAGCAGCATTTTGATCACGAATCGCAGCAGCAGCTTGAGCCAATGCAGGATCAACCTGACCTGGGCCATAGCCTTGATTGCTTAAAATAGGGTCATAACCAAGTTGAGGTGCGTTTGGATCTGTAGGACTAAAGGCACCTGTTACATTTTCAATGACTTCATCTGCGTATAAACCAAGACCTTGAAGACCTTGAGCCACTGGCCCCGTTAAAAATCCTGACCCCGCTGAAGCACCAAGGTCATTGATAAACTGACCAAGCTTCTCCCCTGGAGTGTCTACCTCTCCATAACCTATGATGTTCTGGTACAAGGCACCCGGTTCCGAATCCGAATCCGAATCCGTTGCGGCACTTCCTGTATACTTAGCTACTTCGTCCGCTAATCCCGCTTCTGTAAAACCGCCAACGGTTTCGCCACCACCTGTCGGAGGCATCAATGCAGTTATATCATCGTCCGTAAGAGTATTACCTTCAATCAGATTTAATGTAGCAATCGCTTCGTCTAACCCAACATTTCCCGCACCGATACCCGCTGTAAGATTGAGCAACGCCTCTGTAGTGTCATTGGCTCCAACAGAAGGTGATACTGTGGATGTAAGGCCTATGCCCGTCCCAGTAGGTGATACAATCTGATCGCCCCTCGGATCAAAGGCATCCGCGTCTCCGGCAGGTAATGCGCCAGGAGTAAACGTCCCAGGACCGCCAGTCGATATAACGCTTTCAATAGGAGCAGCAGGTAATGCGCCAGGAGTAAAAGTGCCCGGACCGCCAGTAGGCGTAAACGTATAATCAGGGGCAGCGTCTATCGCCGCCGTCGCTAAAGCATTAATATCCTCAACACTTAAAACAGGGGTGCCGTCTAGCGTCGTAGTCGTAACCTCGGGTATAGCTAAATCCCCAGGTTGCGCCACGGGAGGTTCGTCCGCAGCAAGTTCCGTCGTGTATAGCTTTCCATTGTACATAAACGTCTCGTTACCCGCCGCTCGGTTTTCCGCAAACGCCTCGTCAAATGTCTTTTCTACTTCTACAGGCTCATAAGTATAGGTGTTCGTGGCTGCATCAAATCCCGCAGAATCTACATCTGTATCCGTAAATATATCCGTTATACTGCCCTGAAATTCCGAAGACCCACCCGCTGCCTCTACTTCGTCAGGGAAAAGTGTCTCCACGTTATCCGATACATTCCCACCAAACGTCGGCCCTTGGCTATTGTCCTTTGGATCAATACTGTAATCTCGCCCAAGAGTATTAGAGTTAGGGTTTTGAACTACGGCGTACCAGTCTCCATTTTCATCCTGCGCCACATTCCCAACCTGGGATTGCGCTGAAGCAGATAACTGAGTCCCGCTGTTATTATTATTATTATTATTGTTATTATTATTGTTATTGTTATTGTTATTGTTATTGTTAGAGGTCGTAGTGGTAGCCCCTCCAGTATACGTCCCACTCCTGTCGTTAACTAATGCATTTAGCTCATCCCCATTAGTCTCCCACGGCTTGTCACTCGATTCATAGATCTCGTTAATACGGTCTTGGTTGGTCATGGTGTTGTTATTGTTAGATCCTCCACCACCCGATGAACCGCCGCCGCCGTTGTCGTTTCCGCCGTCATCATCCTTAAATGTCCGTGGATCGTGAAACGCCGAAAACAAAAACGGATTCCATAAACTGTATCTACTCATCTCAGACCTTTCTCACAAAGTATGACCCTACATTGTCATACCCGCGCTTGCTTAATATCCCATTAAATACTTCAGGCGCAAGTTTCGAGGTCTGTCCAATTCGTATGTCAACAACCCCGTGCTCCTCCGCCCAATCCTCAAATAATCCTAACAACTGAAGACCGACCCTCGATCCCCGTTTCTCTGGTACAACATACCACAAACTGTCCCCTGCTACCAAGTCCCGACTGAAAAAGTACGGATGTGTCTTTGCAGCAAATACTCCAATAGCTTCATTACCTTCCCACGCCAACCAAAAAGCATGACCATCCGTATATGTGTACTTCTCCGCGTTATCTAACAAATAACCCAAATCCAACTTTAAATGACGATGTGCACTTTCCCCATGAGCCTTTTTACCCAACTCTAAAACCGCTTTCGCTACTTCAGTCCGAAAATCTTGAACTAACTCAAAAATAACCTCTTGGTCTTTCTCTAAAGGTAAACCCATTACTTACCCCGATACAAACTCTCTATACCACCAGGGGTCGAATACCTCTTGATGTTCCCTAAACCCGGAATCCCCGTCCCACTCAACGGACTCATCCGACCACTCCTACGTGTACGATTTAAAGGAGGTGGAGCCTTCAAAGGCAAAGGCTTCGGATTCAAAAACTCCATGATCCCCTTGCTAATCGCATCCATCCCACGCTTGTCCGCTACCTGCGGTACAAGATCCTTGGGCCGTGGTTTGGGTTTCGTCTGAACTTCCTTCCCACTCAATACCTCCGCAGCGTACTTCTGTGCCGCATTCGATACCGTGCCCTTATTCACGTTCCCTGGACCACCGTTATACGCCATCAATGCCTTGTTATAATCGCCGTCGTACTCTTTTACCAACGCACCCAAATACTCAGCACCAAACCTCAAGTTGTCAATCGGATCATTCCGATCCTTGATCGGCGTTACACCATACCCAGGATTCATAGCCGTCTCAGCCATAATCTGCGTATACCCAATCTCACCCGCAGATCCCTTCGCATTAGGATTCCAACTACTCTCTTTCGCAATCAACCTATTAAATATCTCTGGATCAACACCATACCGCTCCGCCATCTGCGAAGCTACCCGCCTGTGCCTGTTGTTCTCGGACATCTGTTCTCGCTCCTTGGTTGTGAAAGTACTTTACAACAAACTGAAATGAAAATACACCCGCGATTTTTTCTGGGGGCTAGGGAACCTAGTTGTTGTTTACTTGTTGCCCAATGGAGATACCCCCGAATGAATTTACAAAACTAATATTATAGACTGTATTGTGTGCTATGCACTCTTTATATATGGGGGATCCCCTCGCCGCGTTGCAGCATTTGCGCCGCAATGC